ATCAACTTAACGACTTGTTTCCAAGTCTTAAATAATATGTACAAAATTACCGCTAAAAATATAAGAAATCCCATGATATTTTATTTTTATTTTGTTACTAATGCCTCTACTTTACTTTTCATGTGGTCCGCCAAACCATAACTGTCCACCGATGTTAATACAATTGAATCAACCAAGTGTTTGAATGGGATGTGTACTAAGAAGTCCACTCCATTGAAGAACGTTAAGTCGTTCTTTAACTCTAAACACCCGTGGACCATTTTAAGGAACAATTTAAACTGTGTCCCGTCCACGAATGTTTCGTCAACCAATTTGCCAAATTTTTCGTTCTCAATTCTGATGTTGTATGTTGAAGTTGTCATATCTATTTGATTTATTCTACAAATTTACAAAAACTATTTCATATTTCCTAATGCCTCGATAACAGAATCTGCACTATTTTCCCCCATAGACACTTGAGCGATAGTGAATACGATTTTACCATCAACCTCTGAGTAGTTAAGGATAACCGCACTTCCGTTAGGGTTTTTTACCACCATTTGATTTCTGTTAGTACTAACGTTATTAATTTTGTTACCACCAAAATCAATATCAGAATTTCTGTAACGTTTGTAAGCTTCACCGAAAGCATTATTACGAACTTCGTTATCTTTAATTTTTCGGTTATGAACTTCCCACAATCTTTTAACGTAGTCCTCAACAATTGTTACAACAGGTTTGCCTGTTTTGTAATAAGACTTAATCTCCTCATTACCAACTCTAACTTTTAACTTATAACCATAACTCTTATTTCTCCAACCACCTTTCGGAGTTGTCGTGTGCTCTTCAACATAAACAATAATACGATTGTTAGTCTCGCCTTCAGGTAGTTCACCCTTATAAACAATTTGAGAATTGTTATAGTTCTCAGAAATTTCACCAATTTTAACTTGGTCATAACCAATACTGTTACCTTGAGGGTCTAATTTATAAACTTTTACAGGCCAAGTTTGAATTTGCTGAGTTTTAACCAACTCAAATTTATCGGAATGTTTTTGAATTTCTTTGAAATATTTATCCCACTCAGACTCAACTTTTGTCTGTTCAGATTTGAAATTGCCCGCAGTTTTTTGAGCTAATCCGATATTGTCTTTGATGTGTTTTTGTTGGTGTTCTTTTAGAGTCATGGTGGAAGTTTTTGTGTTTGTTTTACAAATATAAGCACATTATTTTAATTGGCCAAATTTATTTAAAGACTAAATATCCGGTGTTAGACCCTTCAAATTATAGGTCTCTTCCAACTTCTTTGTTGCGGGTGCCTTCTGGACATAGGTGTTAGACCCTTCAAATTATAGGTCTCTTCCAACCAATCTCTTATAACTCCCCGTATTTGTTGGTAATTCATACCAAAAATGGATTCTAAAAATGACCAAATTTCATTGTAATTTATGTAACTGTATCCATTTTTTTCATCCTGATAATAATAAAATAATGGTAATCTATCTTCATTAACATAATATGTTTTATCATCCATAACGACTGGTTTTAAATTCCCAAAGTTATTATTGAGCCATGTTAAAGCGACCTTATCTAATTTATTTTCAATCATTTTATCTTTAATTCTTTAGTATATTGTTCAACATAAAATAAAATATTATATAGATTGTTTGGATTCCCTATCAATATCCCTCTCTTTAATTTTTTCGCGCTTATCCCAAAGTTTTTTACCTTTAGCTAACACAATATTAACCTTAAGTAACCCTCTATCATTCTCATATAATACATGAGGAATGATTGTATAACCCTTAACCAACTCTGATTCAAGTTTTCTTAATTGTTTTTTCTTCAATAACAGTTTTTTATCGGCACCAATATTATCATTCCCAATTCCTTGGATGAGGATTCCTTTCATAAACAACTCTCCATTATTAAAATAACAGAATGAGTCAGTCATAGAGATTTTCCCTTCTCGGATTCTCTTCACCTCAACACCAGTTAATTTAATACCCGCCGATAATGTTTCCTCAATAAAGTACTCAAACTTAACTTTTCTATTCTCAATACGAACTTTTATCTTCATAATCACAAAGGTATATATAAAAAACAAAAAACCCTAACAAATTCTTACATTTATCAGGGTTTAATATTAACCAACTAAGAAAGGGATTGTTGGGGCTATTTAGGTTATAAATATAACAAACTTTTCAAAAAGAAATATAGTGTTTAAGGTTTTATTATAAAAACATAATATATTTATAAATATGATATTAAAAATTAACGACAACAAATTTAAAGTGATGGTTATGATGAGTCAGAAAGATACTCAAAAAGGTATGATGGGTCGTGACTTTGATTCTAACTTTAATGGTATGTTGTTCCTAATGGATAAAGGTTCTCATGGTTTTTGGATGAAGGATTGTATTATCCCATTGGATATTATCTTCATTGACGGTAATACAATAACTAAAATACATCATAGTTGTCCTCCATGTAAATCGGAAGACTGTCCTAGTTATGTTGGGACAGGCGATACTATTTTAGAACTTAGAGGCGGTACTTGCGGTAAGTTAGAAATTAATGAGGGGGATAAGATTCTATTTTAATTTGAGAGTTTCCTCCAACACACCACTAAACAATGGTTCTCCCGCCTCTGGTGTATACCCCTCTAATTTGAAAGTCTCCTCCAACGAATTGAGGACGATGTGTTAATTACGGATGGGTGTATACCCCTCTAATTTGAAAGTCTCCTCCAACTGTAAATCAATGTTGATTGGCCTGAGTATGGTTTATACCCCTCTAGTTTGAAAGTCTCCTCCAACCAGTAGTTCAGAACTTCCTGTATTTGTTCGTATTTCATACCAAAAAACGATTCAAAAAATGACCAAATGTTATCATAATCAAACCAAAAATTCATGTTTTTTTTATTCTGTTCCATCACAACTTTTCCATTTTTTTTAAAAAAAATTGAATCTGGATATTCTTCAGATTTAACAATTTCCAATTCGTCTGAACTGAAGTTTTGATTCATCCAACTTGACCCAACTTTGTTTAATTTATTTTTTGTGATTATATATTTCATTATTATGGGTGATATTATCCGTTATTAATCTTACTTTGTAAAACTCTCACAAATTCATTCTGAATCATTTTTGTGAATTTAACATATGGCGAGTCCTCACTTTCAGAATCGTATTTATAAGCTCCTGATGGTGGTCTTTTTGACCTTCCAAGATAACTTAAACCCGAAATGTTAGTGATACATTTATGACCCCCACTGTTAGCCTGAATCAAATCCCAAGCATTAATTGTTATCTTATCTAACATTAATCTATGTTCTTCAGGTAACTCTGTGAATGGTATTTCCATCATTTTCCCAATATGAGTTAATGTTTCTCTACCGTTGTCCATTGTTTTGTACTTGTTACCATATAAAGCAACAAAGTCTTTAAATGTAAAACCAACAGACTCAGGTCCAAAACCTTTTGACCTTTCCGATATCCACTTAATTGTTGATAATGGGATTTCTTTTTCTTTTAAACTACCTTCCCACTTTGAAAGTACTTCTTGGGCAATTTCTCCTAAGTTAACTCCCTTTAATTCTCTTTCTTTCTTATACGGATTACAAGATGCTTGTACCAAACCTAACGGCCAAGCAATAACAATAAAGTCCGCTTCAGGATTATTTTTAAATGGGGTGTATCTATCGTAAGAACCTGGCTTCATCATATTACCACCACCGTATTGAACAATGATATTTCCCTCAACTTTAACATTGGGATTGGTTTTCATTTGATTGATATAGGTTTCTTTATTCTTTTGTAATTCAGGTATTTTTGCGTACCCCTTCTCAACCATAATTCTTTTAATGTTTTGTAATATATTCATTAAAGATGGTGAACATTTTAATACAAGTTCTTCTAAGAACCCTGGTTTGTTTTTAAAGGCCAATAACAATTTATTTGCAACCAAACCTAAAGCCATTTTGTTTTTGGCCAAAGACGAATCTTTATCTAACTTAAATAAGTAATTAATAACTTGGTCAACAGAAATATCATTCATCGCAAAGTTTGCAGAGTCTACAGTTGAAATTAATAAGATATCACTACTTGGGAATATTTCTCTTGGTGATACTACTTGAGAGATTGTCTCTACATTGGACCTTGAGTGCCTAAATGATACTGATTTTGTGTCCTCAGCTCCCGCTTGTCTATCATGGTGGTCAGTATGAATAACAAACATTGGTTTACCGTGAGCAAAATCAACAAGGACTGGCATTGTATCTCCCTGAGCGTCATTCTTTTTAACGGAAAATTCTTTATCCCCATATTGGATGACATGGGCATCAACGACTTTAATCCCGTTGTCCTCAAGATATTTTTTCATCGCAATTGCGGTAGTAACACCATCTAAATCTTGGTGGAAATAAATTTCCGCTTTAAGATATCTTTTAGCTAGTTGATTAATATCTCTTAACCCACTTTCGTTGAGTAATTTTTTCATATTATATTAAAGCGCCAATAACTTTACTTCCGGTTCCTCCTCCTCCACCTCCAAATAATGACATTAATGCCGATACTGGGTCCATTCCTCCTCCTCCTCCTGAAGTTTGAGCGGTAGAACTTGTTGGTGGTGGCGGTGTTGCTCCTCCACTTTGTGTTAAATCTTGTTCGGCATATTGTTTTGCTTGGTCAGTTTTTTCATATTCATCAACTCTACCTTGTAAATCACCATATGTTTCTTCTAATTCTTCAGGACCAACAAAGTTAGCTAACCCTAAATAATCTAATAATCCTAAATACCATTTTGTTCTTCTCATAAGTGCCCTTGTTGCTCTATTACCAAAAAGTCTACCCATACCACCTGCGACATATTTACTAGTAAAAGATTGTCCTTCACCTTTATAATCTCTGAAACCTCGGAATGAACCTTGTTTTTTTAATTCTGACGCTAATAATTCTTTTTCAGATTTACTTAATGCGGATTCACCTTTAGCGACAAGTTTACTTGTTATTTCACTTGATGCTTTCATCTCTTTACTAGCCTTACCAAAAATATTAACAAACTCTTCAACAACTTTAACTAACCCTGTTCCTAATAAAGGAACTTTTCCAACTGAGGCCCTTAACATTTCAACTAATTTAGTTCCCCAAGTAGGTGTCTTCTCAACTAACTTGGCTATTGGACCTCCCGCAACTCTTGCGGTTTTTGCTATCTTAGTCGCATCTCCAGCGATAGTTGCGGCCTTAAAAGCTTTAACGGTACTACCACCAAATTTCATAACACCTATAACAGGTTTCGCAATTAAATCCCCTAAATAAGGTACTGCTGATACCCATGATAAAATTGCAAATAATTTATCACCTTGTCTCCAATAACTAATTCCGTTAACAATGTCTACAACACCTGTAGGGTCAAAAATACCTACAATATCTCCAACGGTGTTATACCAACGAGATTCGGTTACTAACATAGCTTTTTTAGGGTAAATTACTTTTAAAAATTCAAGGACAAATTGTCTATCAATTCCTGATAATTTATTCCATTTTTCATCAAGAAGTTTTATTTGTTCTTCTTTATATATTTTAACCATCGTTTCTTTTAGTTCCGATTCGGTAAGAGATAATTTATTCATATGAAATGTTTTTATTTATAAATATCATAGAAACAAAAAAAGAAGAGAGATGTCTTCTTTTTTAACTTCACACTATCTTTGTTAGTGGCGGATTTTTAAATATTGCAAAATGATTATCTTCAACTTTATAATTTTTGTTATCGAAGATTAGTATATCCTTTGTATTGGTGAATATGATATAGTCTAACGGCTTACTTTTATAGTTCTTCATTTGATATGTATTCACAACATACTCATTTGTCTCCTCATTAAATTTACTCCATGTTAGGGGTTTTATTTGACCGTATTTAATTCCTGTCGGTGTTGTTATTTCAACATCTTTCCCATCATATCTATCTTGGTTTGACCCAGAACAAAATTGTTTGATTTTTGATGGGTCTATATTAAATGGGGCGTCAATTAATTTCTGAATCGTTAAATTTTCTGTCTTGGTTCCTGACGTATACGATTTGATGTTAAGACCAACCAGTTCTTTTAATCTATCCCCTCCTTTAAATAATTTCTCCTTATTAGTAGTAACCCATTCTTCAAACTTACTAATCGTGACTTCATCAGGTATATGACTATTATCAAATACTCCGTGCATATACCACTCAATTAATTTTTTAATAACCATCGGATTGGTGTCGAAGTAATTTAAAATTGACCATGTTTGGTTTGGTACATTCGTCCCTTCGATATTAATTAACCCAACCTCACTATTACATATCCCAACACCATCAATAAAACTATTATTACCTAAATTATTAGGATAAAGATTGGTTAGTGTATCGGTAATGAATTTAGGGAATCCTGATACTTTTTTCTTTAAAAAGTTTTCATCTAACTTAATTTCATGTGTCTCAAGTTCTCCCTTTATCTTATCGTATTCATCAATAGTAATATATGGAACGTTACTAGATTTAGTTAATTTAACTTTCTCTAACGGGAATTCAAAAGTTTCATTCGTTAGAATATTAATAAGTTTAACTTTAATATCAAAATTACTGTCCTTTAATTCTTTAAGTTTATTGGCATCATCTTTACTAACCCCATTAATATAAACAAACGTCCTTTGGTTTTTCGTATCAGGATTAAAGTTAGTGTACCTCACCTCAATATCCTCAGGGAATTCTATATCAACTTGTTGTTCAATTAATAATTTAAAATACTGTTCCTCTGTTACTAAAATTTTCATAACTATAAATATACCGAAATAAAAAAAGGGGTTAATTAAACCCCTTCTTCAAAAACTAATTTAGTTTGTTTCTTCTCATCAACAAATGCTTGTATTCGTTTACGAGATATTTCACAATAATCAGGACTTAATTCAATCCCAATCCACCGTCTATCCAATATCTCAGCAGCCACACATGAAGTTCCACTTCCGTTGAATGGGTCAAGAACTATATCATTCTTATAAGACAATATCTTAATCGCCCTTGTGGGAATATCCATTGAGAACGTTGCCTTTGTTAAAGATTTGGTGTCGGCAAAATATTTCCATTGTCCAAACACTAATTCCATGAACTCTTTCTTATCCATATCGTCATAAACAACTTTTTTCTTAGTCGTACCATCTTCTTGAGGAATTTCGGTGACAACACCTGTCCATTGTGGCTCACCTTTAACAGTCTTAATATGTTTATGTTTGTAGGCTAGTATGACACACTCTTTCGGGTTATAAATATATGGCGAGCTCGGACTCATCCAACTGCCCCACGCAGTTGTTTTACTCCTATGTGGACTGTCTTCCTCAAGGTCAACGATACCGAAGAACTTATAACCAATTCTTTTCATAACTTGATAGACTTCAGAACAAAAGAAAATTCTACCACCTTTATCTTGTCTATTTATTTCGTAGGGGAGATTTAACGCAATTCTACCATCGTCTTTCAATAACAGATACGCTTCGGTTAACCATTGTTTAGTAAATTTTAGATATTCATCAAAATATACATCATCATTATGAACATCATAATTAATCCCAACACCGTAAGGACAACTCGTCACAATTAAATCAATTGAATTGATTGGCATATCAGCCATAACATCAATACAATCACCATTAATTATCGTACCTATAATATCTTCTAAATTTCTCATATTTTACTTTTTTTCTAATGTTTTAATGTGATGTTCTAAATAAAATAACGCTTTTTTTAAATCTTCAATTTCTTTTGTAGGGTCTTTCTTACCCGCTCTTGAAATATACTTCACGGTGTTGCCAAGTGAAAACCCTAAGTCCCAAGCATCAATTACCTTGATGGTTTCATATGGATTCGAATCTCCACCATAATGACTCGGGTGGTCTACTGGACAGTGTCTGCTAAGGTACGTTAAAATTTTTGGGTCAGTATCGGTCTTTCCTACTTCTGCAAAAACAATTTCATTTGCCACAAAACCAGTTTCCAAAACCTTTTTAACCTCATTGCCACTGACACAATCGGCACCTAAATCGGGGTTTAAAATTCGACTAAGAATTTCGTGATGTTTTTTATTCTTTTGGTTGCCCATAACTAATTGGTTCTAATAATAAATCTGTCTCACCAATGATAACTCTAAGTTTTGTTATCATCAAGTCATCACCAGAATAAGAATGTTTTCTTTCAAAGTTAATACCCTTAACAATCATTTTTAATCCACCAACAACAACTCCTGTTGGGTCCAAATACTCTAAAGTTATATCAGTAATCTCCAATAATTCTTTTGGGTTATATGTATCCATAACCGTTTCAAAAAACTCGGTTTTGAAAATAACTGATTCTCCTTCATTATACATTTTGTACTTTCTAAACAAGTATGGATTAATTTTTGTTGGATGAGTTTTAATAATCCATCGATTTTCCAATAAAGGTTCAACAGGTATAAACTGTTTTAAATTTTCCATATTAATCTTCTTTATATTCGTTTAATAGTTGTTCACTAGTCAGAATTCCGTTGTATTTTTTTGCTATCTCATCAAAGTTTTTCATACTAACATTGGTATACATGTTGTGGACAGTCTCGGCTAGTTCATCCGCCATGTTAATTGTTTCAGAAATAACTTTGACTATTTCATAAGGGTTCGCATTTGATGCTGGTCGTCTATCCTCAACATGCCCTTTCCACTCTTTAGCCGTTGACACAGGAACTCGAATAGACGCTCCTCGGTCACTAACACCCCAACTGAACTTATCAATTGATTGTGTCTCGTGTCTCCCTGTAAGTCTTAGTTCATTATCCGAACCATATACCTCAATATGCTGGCGTCTTCTTGACTCTAACGAATTGAATAGTGCGGTGAAGTATTTTACCCCTCCTTTATTTCTCATTTTATTTGTTGAGAAATTTGTGTGTAACCCAGAACCATTCCATTCACCATAGACAAGTGGTTTAGGGTGATATTCAATATAATATCCATATTTTTCAGATAACTTTTCCATGAAATATCTTGACATCCAAAGGTCATCTCCCGCCTTTAATTTACCCTTAGAGAATACTTGATACTCCCATTGGCCTAAAGCCACCTCAGCGTTAACTCCTGTTATGTCAATACCCATTGTTAAACAGAAATCCATATGTTCCTCAACAATATCTCTACCAACAACATTAGACCCCACACCACAATAATATTTTCCTTGTCCTTCAATTGACCCTTCACTATGACCTAATATTGGTTTGTTTTTACCTTCACGGATAAAAAACTCTTGTTCAAATCCGAACCACATATCTTCATCTTCTTCGCCTAACTTGGCTCTTTGATTTGTTTCATGAGGAGTCTTCCCATCGGGATTCATAACCTCACATAAAACGTAAATTTTAGAAGTGTCAATCAGTGAACAATAAACTCTTACAGGTTTTAAAATACAATCAGAATTATCCCCTTCCGCCTGTAATGTTGACGACCCATCAAAATTCCATTCAGGAATACCGTCTAATTTATAAATTTGTTCTTTAACAACTTTAATTTTACTTCTTAAATTTGGTTCAGGTGTATACCCGTCAACCCATATGTACTCGATTCTTGTCATTTTTTTTTATTTTTTATAGTGTAGTAGTTATTTTCTTTAGTTAGGATTCCGTCTTCAACCAACTCATCCAAATATTCTTTAGCCTCAAATTGATTTGTCTTTAATATATTAGAACTGATAAATTCTAAATCTAATGGTTGTCTTAATTTTGACAAAAGTAATTTAGTATTAAATGATTTCCCCATTCTTAATCATTTTTAAAATTTCTTTATCTTCAAAACCTTTTTGATATAGTTTGAATACTTTTGTGGAGGCCTCATCTGTAAAAATAAGTGCATCAACGGAAAAAACTTTTGATAACGGATAATTGTTCTTTAAAAACTCTTTCACATTATCTAATTTAACAAATCTTTTATTGAACCCCATTTGGTAATAATTTTTTAGTTTGGTTATTCTTTTTTTTAACTGTTTGAATAATATAGGACATAATCTTTCTTTTGAATATAGGGATTAGTGTTTCCTCTAATGGGAATATCTCGTCACATAAAACTTCAAATAATGGAAATTTATTAATCTTAACTTTTTCTTTAGTTGACAAAAAATTAAGTATAATATCGTTAATTGTCAAATTATCTTCATTACCTTGATGTATTAATTTCAAAAATGTTTTGCTTTGAACATCTGTTTTGGATACTTTTCTTGTATTATATCTCCAAACATATAAGGTCTCTTTAGTTTTATAATAAAAAAATCCAGTCTTTGATTCTAAATTGTTCTTGTTCTTTTTAACATTAATATGTATTGAGTCGTACACAATAGACCATATTGACTTAGCTATTCCGAAGTAATCTTGTAATTTTGGGTGACTGTATTTTAGAATCTTTCTATATTCCAAAAACTCATCTTCGGCCATAATAGGGATATTCTTAACCTTAAGGTCAGATATGATTAATTCATCGTCAAAGGACGATAAAACTTTTTCAGTATATAGAATTTGGTTTTGATTGAGTAACGTTTGGATATTCCCTAAATGTAGAGATAGTTCGATGAACATAGGGTACACCTTCATCTCCTCAAGATTTTTATTTAGTTTTTGGAAATACCCGAGTAAGATGTATTGTTTTTGTTCGGAATCAATAATTCCTTCAAACAACCAATCGGTATCCATCACAAACTTTAATTTATTTTTTCTAACTGTACTCATTTTACTCAAAAAATATAAATAAAGTTTTATAAAAAATGAATAGACTTACTCAACTCTCATAACATAATATGTTTCATTGGCAATACTTACTGAATCATAATTTCCGTCATAACTATTCATAACTCCCCATCCATCAGATTCAACTAATGCCTTGG